TGCTGTGTTAGCTTTTTTAGCCATGATATAATAAAATTAAATAATTAAAAAAAGATAAAGCAAGGCGCCAAGTACATGACGCCTTATCTTTACCCAGTAAACTATGATGCAGTAAACAATACGAAATTGTTAGCACCTTGTACACATAAACATCTTTCAGATAAGAAGTGAACTACCATAGAGTCAACGTCAGTAGTGTAAGCACCACCAGCTGATCCAGTAATCCAAGACTTCATTCTTCTGTCTTCAGTTTGTGAAGCTCTGTAACGTACGTGTAGGAATGGTCTACGAATATTAGATCCTAAAATTTGATCATATACAGTAGAAGTTCCTGCAGGAATAAGAGCACCATCAATACCAGATACTGCTACACCACCACGAGTTGATGCATCATTCAAGTATTTCCAGTCAGTTTTGTAAAAGTCATAAGAACCTCTTCTAAATCCTGAGAACCCAAGATTCAAAGCCATTTCTTCAGAGTTTTCAAACAATCCGTAAGCAGTTCCTCCATTAGCACCAGCAGATAGGCTAGCAAGCATATCGTCAAAATCTAAAGAAGTTTGTCTGTTTAAGAAAAGCATGTTCTCTTCAATAGCTCCTTGAGTATCAAGATTTTTAAGAATGCTATCAAATTCGGTAAGTCCAGCAGCAGCACTAAAGTTGTTTAAAACATTTCCTCTAGATGTTATAGCAGCAAAAAGACCTTCTGTTCCATTGTATTGAGCAGTAAGACCTGCAACCCCAGAACCAGCTTGAGTTTGCTCACCTTCAACCATTGCCATTTCAAGATAGTCTTCGAAACGTAAACGAGTTTCAGATTCAGCTTTAAGATACCATAGGTAACCAGAAGTTCCATCTTCAGTAGCTACTTCAATCCATCCAATCTGAGCCATATCAGATCCGTTAATTTCGTATCTATCCTTAATAATAATAGGAGAATTACTAAATTGAGTGAATGAAGGAGTAATGCTTGTAATGTTAGTGTCTCCAGTTCCTTTTCTGTATTCAGAGCCATAAACAAAAATCTTAAGACCTGCAAGAGCAACAGCAGCAGAACCTAAAGTAGTTGCTACAGTAGCACCATTATAAGGAGCAACAGTAATTGTACCCAAAGCAGAACCAGCAGCATTAGAACCTGTACTCGCTGTAACTAAAACTTTTACTTCTAGTCCGTTAGTTGGATTCATTACTACAAGAGTATCTTGTACAGAAATTACATTATCTACATAAGTAGGTCCTGCAGTAGCTACAAGTGGAAAAGTTAAAATGTTGTCATTGGCAGCGGTTTTAGTAACGCCATCATAAGCAACGTGTAATCTATTTTGTTCTGACCAAATAACTTGATCTGAAGTCATAGGCATTTCTGCTCCTACCATACGAAGGAATCCAGAAAGTGTTCTATTCCCATAACGCTCTACTTCTTGCTCATATATCTCAGGAAGATATTGTGCAGCGAAAGAAGAAAAGTCTGCGTTAGTAGGATCTGTAAAGTTTAAATAATTTGTTGAAAGAGCCTGTTGTTGTTGACTCGGTTTAATTGACCCAAACGAGGGTACTACATTAGCCATGCGTTGTAATTTTAATTGTTAAATTTTGTTGTTTTAATTTTAAGTTTTGAAGAGTCTAACCCACTAATAGCTTTTACTTTCATTCCTCCAAAAGATATTTCACCTGTAGCCGTTTGTCTAGGCGCAGTTGTAATGTTTTTAGATTTAGCAATCTGTTCTTTGATAGCATCGGTTTTACCTTGCTCATAAAAATGATTTGCCATAGTATCAGCATTTCTAGCAGCATAAATAGCTTTGTGATAACCGGCAGGATCTTTCATTTGACCGTTTTCGTCAAGGAACGTCCCTACGAATTCAGATAAATCTTTCTGTTTGTCAGCAACCACGGAAGGATCTTTAATTCCGTACTTAAAACTTTTATTTCCTAATTTAAAATCAAAACCTTTGAATTCATTAGAAAAATAATTATTAGTACTTTGAAGAAAATTATTCCTTACAAGCTCTTTACTTTGCTCTTCTTCTTGGTATCGGTTAAAAAAGTCAGTAGCTTTTTGTTGTTCTTGAGTTATACCAGGTCTCAACTTGATTTCCTCGTAATATTTACTCTTAGTATCCTCCAAAAAGTTTTTGGCTTTAGCAACCTCTTCCTTAAACGCAAGTTTCTTTTTGCGTATATCCCTATCCTCATCTATTTCCTCATCATAATCAAAATCTTCTAATAAAAGATTTAAATCTTCTGAATCTAAATGTGGTTTTGTTTGTTTATAATATTCTTTAATTAATGTAGTATTATCTACATTACTGTAATCAGCATTTAATCTAGCATAATCATTAATATCTCCACCTGTTTCTTTCATAAACTTTATAAGCTTATCTATACCTTCCGGTAATTCTTCTGCAACAGGTTGAGGTGTGTTTTCAACTTTAGTTATTTGCTCATTTGTTTTTTCAGCAACTTTTTCTTCTGTTACTTGTTGCAAAGGTGAGTCTATTTCTTTTTTAACATCCTCACTGGTAACGATGACTTCTTCGGATATTTGTCCCACTTCTTGCAATCCCACTTCGGGTTGTTCTGTGCGTAACACGCTTTCCTCTGTGCTTGATTCTTGAATGGCATTTGTTTTTTCTTTTTTTACTTCTTCAGCTTCAGCTGGATCTATAAAGTTTACTTTTGTTACACTAGATTCTTTACCTAGATTTTTTAAAGCAGGTTTTCTTTTTTTAATTTTGAATTCCCCTTCTTGTTTTACTTCTGTTGACATGATATAATAAAATTAATTAATAAAAATTACCTTGGGCCAAATTGTTCTAGGCCAAACCCATCTAGATTATCATTTCCTGATGATTCAAAATCTTTGGGTAATAAATCGTTTTGACGTTGATCTATAAGTTCTGATTGTTGAGTTCCTTGAATTCTAACTCTTTTATCTTTACGGTCTTCTATTTCTTGTTCTTTTTGTATAGTTGCTCTAGCTTGTATTTGAGCTAATTGCATTTGATAATTAAACTCCTCAGCCATTAATTGTTTTTTAATTAAAGCTTCCTGTTCCATTCTTTGAATTTCATAATCGGATTTAGCTTTTTCTAATTGCATTTTTGTTTGGGCTAATGCTTGCTGTTTTTGAACTTCCGCTAATGCCGCTGCTTCCGAAGCTTTAGCATTTGCCTCGCCCTGCGCCGCTATATTAGCTTGTTGTATTTCTTGATCTCGTTTTTGCTTTTGAGTTCTTTTTACTTTTAAAAATTGATTAGCTAATTTTAAATTATTAATTTGTCTTATATCAATTGCATCTTCCAAATCAATACCGCCTTGCTGCAATGAAACCTGTATATTTTGTTCTAATTGTTGCTTTTCTTCTTCGTCGGGCTCTAGTTCTAAAAATATACCAAAGTCATGCATTGCTACTTTTTCCATTTCTTCTAAAGTTGCAACATTAAAATTATTTATACTATTTAATAAAGATTCTTTTGTTAAAGGAAATTGTAATGCGTCATTTACTCTTAAGCTTATATTTTCTGCGGTTTTTATAGTAATATACATTAAAGACTTTAATATGTGCCTTGTGGCTGTATTTGAATTAGCTGCAGCCATTTTTTGTAATCCAACTAGAGCGTTTTTATCAGGAGTGCTAGCATCTCTAGCCTCATTTAACCCAGTCGTATCTCTTATCATTTGTAAATAATACTGATAAGTTTGTATTAAAGATTGTATTTTAGCAAGGCCACTAGAGGATTGTAATTCTTGTATAGGAACTTTACCCCTATTTAATTCACCATCTTGAGTTAAAGACCTTCCAACAATACTACCTGTTTGGAAATACATGTTTAACGCTTCTGCTGGATTATAATTTGTTCCATTGCCAAGGTCAACTTCCGCAAGGCCGTCCATATCTAAATATACCCCATCTGGAACCACACGAGATAACACTTGCTGTAGCTTTAAATGAGTTAACTGAATCATATCCGCAAAGCTAGTTACTCTATTAACCAAAGAATCTACTCTACCCTTATACATTCTAGGGGCTGAAATAGAATAGCTCATATTAACTTTTGTAGTATCTGAATAAGGCCTAGTCATATTTTCAGCAAACTTCCATTCTAAAATTTTACCCATTCCAAGAACTTTAGCTCCTGAATACAAAACCTCTATACTTCTAGATACTCTTTCAAAGTTGTCGTTTTTAGGTGGGTCAAATAAATCATCTTTTTCAATTGTTTTTTCTAAACCTTGATCGGTTTTTTTAATTTTAAAAACTTGATTGGTATATGTTTTATATTCAAAATATAATATAGAAACAAGATTATTATCATCTTGTCCTCCATAATTTCTTACATAATTACTATATTGGGAAGGTCCTTTGTATTTTTGTATTTCTTCTAATTCACTATCTGTTAAAGTTGGAAATTGTCTTTTAACTTCTGATAAGCTTAAGTTTTTAACTTCTCCAACATAATATAAATCTTCAAAGTTAGGGTCTTCTGTATAAGAATAAACCATAGCTGCAGGATCTACGTAATCAACTGTAACACCTTCTGATAAGTTAAAACTTGTTTTTGAAGCTCCAATTCCTAACACTGTTAAATCATATGCAATTCTTCTTTGATCTTCACTATACTTATTAGCATTAAAAACATTTTCTATTAATTCTTCTTCAGCAATTTCAACAGATTGTTTGTAATTTAATTGCATTACTAAATCTAATTCCTCTTTGCTCTTTGGTAAATTTTCAGGATTAGAAGTATTATAAAGGTCTGCGCCTGTGCTTTGCTTAATTTTTTCAACAAAAGATTGCGAATACATATCTTCCATTATTCCCGCCGCATAATCAGTTCTTTCTTTTAAAGCAAAAGGATCAGTTGCAAAAGATTTTATTTTGTATCCTTTATCTGTCATTCCGTTTACTACAATATCTACAAACTTTGGAATAACGGGTACAATTTTCCAATCTAAATTTAAATAAGACAAATCACCATTAATAGATAATTCATCTTTATATTTTGAAACGGGTTGTTCCCCTCTAGCATATAATCTTAAACTATGATAGTTTTGAAAATTCTGTAAATATCTATCACCGCCTATATCTTGTCTGAACCATTCGTTTTCAATGGCTTGAGCCACTTGTAACCCATAGTCATAACTATTCTTTACTGAATCTGGTACTACCTGATCTGGGAATGAACTGTTATAATTTGTGTAAACCATTTATTTTTGAATTATTTTTGATGTAAAGCCATCATTGTTATATTTTTTTATTCCTAAACTCATAGGTTTTAAAACCCTTTTAGCTACGGGAGCATACTTATTTTTATTACATGCCATTATAGCTAAACCTGAGCTAATTGATGCATCAAATTTTGTTCTGTTATTTAAATTAAATTTAGACCAATCATTGAGTGTTCTTATAAAATACATATCTCCATATGTATCATTATTAAATCCAATATAAGAATCTATGTAGCTTTCTATTGCGGCTGCGTGTGCTTGCTTCATATCTTCACTGGAGTTTGGTACACCACCAATTTCTCTTTCAGTAATAGATAATTTATTATAGGTTTTGTCTGGTCTGTTTATTGAATAACCTCTATAGCCTCTTCTTTTTAAATAATATAATAACCTAGGTTTGTTATTTTCTGCTAAGATAGGCATTCCATAGAACACTAAAGCCATTAATACATCCTCAAAAAAGGTTTCTGCATTATCAGGTCTTGCAACGTATTCTAAAAAAAACATATTAGGTGGTACATCTTCCATAGAAAACTTAGTTAATCCGTGTAAAGATCCTTTAGAACCTCTACCATCAACTGTACCAGATATATCGTAACTATCACATCCAAATGCGCCACAGTGTTCATTGCCTGGATATTTAGCTCCATTCTTTAAAATCATTCTGTTTTGCATATTGCTATCTGGAACCCAAGAAACAAAAAATCTACCTTTATTATTTGGTACAAACATTACTTTTGTATCTCTAACACCACCTAACCATTGAAAGTTTCCTTGTGTTATTAAGCTAGAGTGTTTAATGTCTTCATTATAATCTATTTGTTCGTAAATCTTAGTTAGATTAAATAAAGATTGTTTTGTTTCATCCCTAAATGCATGCTGTATAGTTCTTGGGAACTGTCTATAAAATTCATTTAAAGCATCTTGATCTGTTTTTAAACCTTCAACTTCGTTTTGCCAATAATCTATTACACCTATATCTACTTCACTTTTATCTATACCAATTATTGGTTTTTCTGGCGTATCGAATATAGGTACTCCATATTTATTAATGAATCCTTCGTAGTTCCATTCCATAGGTATGAACAAAGAATATAATCCTGAACTAGTCTGTCCGTTGCGGTTTCTTTTAGTAACGTTTGAATTTTCATATAATCTTTTAAAGTTTTCCCCTCCTTTATCTAATGCATTTGATGTTGATCCCATCATACACTTACCTACTATTCTGCTACCTAATCTTAACGTGGTCTTAGTTACTCGCCAGTTGTTTAATATATTATCTGGTCTTTCCCATTTACCAGATTCATCATGTACTAGCAACTTTAGTTTTTCTCCGTCATAACTGTTATCTCCTGTATTCTTCCAGTCAATAGTAGTATCTAATCCTTCAATATCTTTTAGCTGCTCGTTTAATTCTATTTTTCGTCTAGTTAGTTTCGACGCCGGGACCCTGTACGCAAGCTCTGTCTTCGGCCTGTCCATCCCGTCCTGTACCGGCTTGAAGAAGAACGGATAGTTCGTGGATATGGGTACAACCTTGTCGGTGAACATCTTTTTTGCATCAGCACCCGTCTTCGATAAAATTCCAAATCTAGCATCGCTTGATATTGTTGCCTGGCTAACAGTCTCTGATGATGCCATGAAGCTAAACCCAGACCGTCTATTCTTGAGGTAGCATATACCGTAACATCTATTGTCGGCCTTACAGGCTTCCCAAAATATGTAGAATAATCTGTTAGATTCCCTGAACTCTGCGGCCCCAACATCAATCTTGGTCCACTGCAAGTACATGTAGTGAGAACCAGTAACGTAAGTAGGGGTACCATTATTATAGAACGAAAACCCTTCTTCTCTAGCTTTAAATTCATTCTCTATATAGTTATACCATTGTTCTTTAAAATTATCAGGATAATTATTCCAATCAAAAACACTTTTAATTTTACTAAGTACTTTAGGGTATTCAAATTTTTCCCAATATTGTTCGGCTTTTACATTACTTCTTTTATAGGCTTTATTAATTATTGGTAACCCAATCCTAAAGCCTTGTATATCATATATTGCACCTACTGTACCGTTTTTACTTATAACTACTAAATCATATTCTTTATTATAGCCATACTTAAAACTTTTTAATCTATTTAGCCTTTTTAAAGTATTAGGCCTTATGTGATCATCTACAATTGAATAAAGTGTTTGCTGATACATTATTTAGATCTGCTTTCAGCAAAGCCACCAAACTTATTAGCTTGCTTTGTATTATCTTCTAACATTTTTTCTTCTTGCTCTATTCGGCTTAGTATTTCAAATGCATCAAATATTGCTAATTTTTTAGTTGCAGCAGCATTTTTAAGTCTGTCCGCAGATATGTCATCACCTGAATCTACAATTGCTTCTTTAGCTACCTTAATTAATTCCTCAACTGCTAACTGCCCAGCCTGGATTATATTCAACTTCGTTTCCTTTGTGTTCATATTTAATAACAATATCATTTGATTTCATACAGTATAAACGCTCATTGTCTATTATAAATTCCCATTCACCATTAGGCGTGTAGCCTACTAGGTCACCAGAGCTAATATCGAGCTCGTTTAAAGAGCTATTGTCATATTTTAATATACCAATAAGGGCTTGTTCTTTCTCTTGCTTTAAATAGTCATTATTTAAAATAGGCTTAACAAAGCATCTGTCTCCAAAAGACTTCCACTTTCCTTCTGTTCTATATAAATAAATTTGATCTATCTGACAAAAATATAAATTATCTTTAAAATATTTACTACCGTTTTTTTCTTTACCCCTTATATCATAATATCTTCTAAAAATATTATGATGTATTATTATTTCATCACCTACTTTAATAGGCGTTTTGTATGCTAAGGGTATTGAAATTACTTTAGCTTTTTTATTTATAAACTTAAAAGATTCTATATTACAATTTAATATTAAATTTTTATCGTTTACTTTTAAATTATTATCATATCTTTCTCCTATTGGTTCAACAATAAAATCGTATATGCTATTCATATTCTAAATTATATTCAACGGACACCGGCATGTTATAGTTAAACTTTTTCCATGGCAGCACCTCATCATTTTTTTTAATAAATATATTATAAGAATGGTCAGTTTCGTCCAACACGATATAAGCTATTTTATGTCCCCCATAGACCTCTTGCCCAACAGAGTAGTGCATAGCATCGCTTTTATATTCAGATCCAATACTGATCTTCCTTATAATACTAGACATCTTATTGCTTTACTTCTTCAGAAGATTCGATTTCAGTATACTCACCTGTTTCCAAGTCAATGCTAATTGCACCGTATTCTTTTTCTAACTCCTTTTTATATTCTTCCATTTGTTGGCTTATGCCAGCATATTCGTGTAACAGTACATGCTTTTGGTTTTCAACAAACCCAACGTCTCTTAAAAGATTAGCCATTGATGTTTGCTGTTCTTTAACTTTAGCAAGCTGTTCTTCTGTTACTTTGTTTTTTACTTCTTTTGTTTTTACTTTTTTCATTTGATTAAATTTAATTGATTATAAAATATTTTTACCTTAATACTAATAGATTTGTTGCCGTAGTAGCGGCATCAGTTACATAAATTTTTCTTGCTAATATTGGTACAAAAGTGTGAGCACCTAAGTTTTGTATAACTACAAAATCTCCAGGTTGATTGGCTTCAAGCTCCACTTTTAAATTATAATTAGAATTACCATTTGCTGAACCGTAAACCGCAAAAGCTTCGTTGTCAGGGGCTGTAAAATTACCATTTGCATCTAAAGGAGTTGTTAAGTCTCCCGCTACTAATGTAACTGTAATATCACCAGTTACAGTGGTTAGCCCAAATGCAGCATTCAAAGTTGTAGCATTAAAAATTATTGTTTGAGTAGCTAAACCAGAATTAATAATACTTGAAGATACAACTTTAATAGCACTTACAGCACCAGTATTATCAGTAGTTATTTGATATGTTGCCCCCTTGTTTATTCCCGATGTTGAGTATAGCGCCGAACCAATATATGTTCCTCCACTTGCGTATACCATTCTAGATTCACTAGGGGTTAAATTAGCTGTACCATCAACAACTTGCCCAATAGGAATACCCGCAGCAGAGCTTCCTGGTACTTTTAATGTTCCTGATGCAAATAAATCAACAGCAAGATTAGCAAAATCTCTACTCACTCCGTATTGTATCATTTTTTTATTTTTTAAATTATTTTGTTTTATCTTTTATTTTTTCAAAAGTACGTAAACCCCCAAGGCCTAGCATACCTAGTAGCACCGTCATTAAATGCTCCATTTGTAATGCTGGAGGGGCATCAGTTGTTTTTGTAATCCAAATAAATAAATCTCTTATAACAAAGTTGTAAGCTAATGCAACTCCGCATATCCAACCTATAAAAGGTCTCCAACCTGCAACAAATAATGTTCTATGTCCGGCTTCAATTTCATTTATTTTAGTTTGTAATTCAATGATTTCATTAGGATCTAATTCTTTACCCTTAATAGCTTCACGAATTTCCCATGCTAAATTACCAGCTGCAGACTTTTTATTATCCCCGCCTTTTATTAAACCTAATAGTAATTTCCACATAATTAAGCTTTATCGTAAGCTTCTTTTTCCCAAGGAAGATTTTTTGCTCCTTCGCTCATTTTGCTTCTTGAATACGTTTTACCTTTCCAGTAAACGTTTTTATCGTCGTAATCTAAATCACCTCTTTTAAATTGATCTATATGTACCATTTCGTGATCTATAACTTTTTCTTTATCTTTCGGGTTTATATTAATATCAACTAATATAGAACCATTATTATTAGCTTTACCTAAAACCATACCTCCTAAGTCTACACTATATATAGGTGTGTTATCGCAACTGTAAGGTGGTGTGTTTAGTTTAAACGCCATAAGGGAATTTTTTATTTAAAGCTTCTTTTCTTTTTTGACAACCACAAGGTTTCTTTAAACTTTTAGAAATTGAATCTACAACAGTTTTTACACCTGTTACAGTGGTTATTTTTTCAATAGTATCTCCTAGTCCTGTTGATTTCATATGATTAAAATTATATACCCCCTGCCGAAACAGGAGGCATATGAATTAGTAATTAGGCAGTATAAGTAACTGTGTTT